CCTTCACCAATACGCAGCGCGAGAGGTCTACTAGCATAACGTCGATATAATATCGATTGATATGTTTTGTGGATTCTCATAGCACCAAGCATTGATGTAGGGACTTTAATACCAGCATCGTCATTGTCCCAAACCGGAACGGGGTTATCCCGAACCGTTTTGAGAAGCATTTTAACTGTATTTGACAGTCTAATGCCTGTCCGAGCGGACCAATGATTCAGTTGGTTTATTACGGCATATCGCGAGTAAGCAGTTCGAAGACGCTTAATATAAACGCCACGAACATTCTGACCTTCGAAAAAGTCAGAACCGCAAGACTCGCGGAACGGTCCTTCAAAATAGGACTTCTGCGTGTTGACGAGGAATCCCAGATGTTCAAGTAGATGAATTACAGGCCCAGCAAATTCGCTGCGGCAAATAATATCATCTCCGAAAACAGACCAGGAGTCACCGGCACCCACAGATCCATGGTTACCCATGTACCTGTGGCACGCTGAAACGACAGCCGAAAACACAAGGGTCTGCAATGGAAATGTAAAACCATTTCCCATCGTAGATACCATGTGTAACGGAACCCGCTCACCGTTAGGCAGTGTACACTCTGGAGATCGTAGAAGACCTAACCAAGCGACAATGTCGCGAGGAAAGTAATCTTTGATCATTTGCCAGGGCATACTATCTGACGCGCTTTCCAAGTCAATAGTCACAAGACTATTATCGAGGGAGCCACGACGAGCGAGCTCACGATTGACGTCAGGTTGGCTTGACAGATCTATTTTGTAGACCTGTTTCAGCCTCCTAGTCAGTACCTCCGCTAAGCCTAACTGAACAAACATGTTCAGAGATGGCTCAATGGCGATACATCGTGATATGTCGACGTTTTTTGGAACAGTCGTTATACGGTTCCCTGGAACTACCTCGTATCCAAACCCTGAGTCCTGACGTGTTTTTTCAGCGTCAGTCCAAAGGGCGGATAGTGAGAAGTAGTTAAGGTATGCGTATTCCAAGATACGACCGGTGCAACATAGGTTCGAGGAGAACAACTCCGTATAGAAGTCGCCCCCACGAGAGCCAATAGCCGCACCAGGACCACACCGAGAAAATTGGAGTATTTCCTCAAATGTGGAGAACAAAGGTTCCTTATTACCTGGATTGAAAAACCGGTGAATTTCATCTCTGAAATAGCCGATCAGACAGTCCAGATACAGGGTATCTCTCTGTTCTCGCTTCCAAGTTCCACATCGACGATTTGTCGATAGGAACTTATGAATGGCCTTAGAATCAGCTTCATCCATCCTAGCAACATCGTATTCCTCAAATTTCTTGAGGAGCGAGTTGCGAATTTGGAAGGAGGCAGCTTCAGAGGCCGAAGTACAAGAGGAAATGGAATCCCG